TCCATGGGCTCGTCCTCCTCTTCGTCGCAATTGATCAGCTCCACGGTCTCGCCGGTCTCGTCGTCCCGAATCTCAACCTTGTGGCCCTCGCGGGCATAGCGCTCCGCGATTTTGTGGGCTTCGTCTAAGCTCTCGATTTCCTTGGTGCAGTACAGATCCAGGTCGGTGTATACGCTGTAGGTGGTTTTCATGGTATAGCCCTCCTTATGTTGGTATTATACTCGATGCATGGGGCGCCCGTCAAGCGTCGAGCGCCCCGGGGCGGGCCGTCATCCTCTTGTGCGGCCCTCGATCAGGCGGATGATCACCCGCCGCAGGTCCTCCAGGGTGCCGCCGTGCTGGGCCAGCAGGTCCAGCACTTCCAGCAGCGCCCGAAGCAGGGTCCGATCCTCTTCACTCATGTTACCGCCTCCTTTCACCAGATGTACCCGATACGCTGCGGCTTTATGTCGTCGCCGACGTAGGGGTGTACGATGATGTGAAACGCATGGGGAGGGTTTCGCAGCGGGCATTTTGCCCAGAAGTTGTCATACCAGGTGTCGAAGGCCTTTCTGGCGGCCTTTGCATTGTCTGCCGTGACCGTGGTCTGCCACGTCTCGCAGTGGTTGTTCCGCTTATAGTCCCAGGTTATGATGTACTTCTTTTCGCTCATGCTCTCATCTCCTCTCCCATAGCCTCGCACTCGTCGAAGTGCGGGCAGCTTGCGCAGCCCACGGGGTGCATGGCGTCCAGGGCGATCTCCAGGTCAGAGCAGCCCCGGTAGGTCTCATAGTCCGGATTGACGGCCCGGGCGAAGGCCTCGAGCAGCTCGTCCGTCAGGGTGCCGTCGTAGCGGTACGCGATCCGCTCAGGGGTGGCGATGCTTGACAGCTCGCCATCGTGCATTACCAGGCGATAATCGCCGGTCTTGTCTTCGTAGGGTCGGCACCAGCTCAGGTCCTCGGTGCTGTGGTCGATCATGTAGTCTCTGTAGGTGCTCATTGTTTCCCCTTTCTCGCCTGCCATCATCAGCGCCGGGAGGCGATCCCCGACGGACGGCCCGGAGGCCGTTTCGGCTCACTTCGTGACGAAGACCCGCTTGTAGACCGCCGGGCCACCCACATCGCGCCGGGCCAGGAAGGTGATGATGTGGTAGCCGGTCGCGTAGTCGGTTTCGGTCTTGCTGGGCAGGTTCCACAGCGGGGAGCGGTGGATGTACTTCCAGGTCATTACGCTGGCGTAGTCTTCGGCCATCTCTTCCTGGTTGAGCTGGTTTTCGCTGGTGTAGCTGTCCTCGTCCCATACTCCGCCGCGCTTGGTGTAGCTGTGCATCTCAATGATCTTCATGGTGTTTCCCTTTCTCCCCGTTTGGCCGGTAGGGCAGCTGTCGTCATGCGGTGAGGTGTTTCGGCCCGGTGCCGCCGGGCCATCATCAGGCGGGATCAGATGCAGTGCCATTCAGTTTCGACAAAGTCCCGAATAAAGGCGGTGACGTTCATCCCGCTCCAGTCGCGCTCGATGCTCAGCGCGGACAGCTTGCTGATGTGGTATTTGCCATGCAGCCAGTAGTACACCAGCGCGTCGGCCATGAACATCGGGATGTGGTTGTCCATATCGCAGTAGCACTCGCAGGTGATGATCTCAACGCTGGCGATGTCTTCGCAGTGGTGGAAGGCCCGGAGCGCAAGCAGCGCGGTGTGGATGATGTCGTATTGTTCGATTACGGCCTTGCCATCATCCCGGGCAGCGGCGAGCTCGTCGATGTGCTCCTTGAGGTAGGACAGCTCGATGGGGCTGCGGTATTCCTTGGTGGTCTTGCAGGCGGTCTTGACGGTGTAGCTCTTCATGGTGTCTTCCTTTCTGCCCCTCTCGGCTGGGGCCGCCGGTGTTGCTTGGCACCGATTCGGTGCTGCTGTTGATGGCATGAATTATAAGGCACCGAATCGGTGCTGTCAACCCCTTTGTCCGTTAACTGTTTGTAAACTCCTTGACTTGCACTCCTCCGGCCCGGACAATGTTGTCGATGGTTACATGGGTAACTTTTCGAGGTAACCTCATCGCGATTGCCCGCAGCCCCTCCCCGGGGTGGGCGCTGGTCCGCTGCCGGTGGTCTGCTGCCGGTGATCTGCTCCCGGTGATCTGCTGCCGGCCTGATCTGCTGGTTTGCTGCTATGGGCATCAACTTGGGCATCAAATGCCCGAAAAGCCCGATGATTACGGGCTTTTCCCTTTGATAGCTTATCAAGCGGCTATGTTGTACTGTTCTTGATAGGAGTTACTCACTCAGAAGTGCTTCCGGAGGAAGCACTTCTTCGTTGTTTCTCTGGTTGATTTTTCGTTCAGGGAGAGGGGATATATCCCTTGTACCCTGGTTGGATATGCCATGAGAGAAAGGGGGTGGGGGTAGGGAAGGATCCGGGACTCCGATCGGCCGCGACCCTATATGTCCTATACTAACCCCGAAGGCAGAAGAACCCACCCAGGTAAAAAACCGATTTGGGACTCCGAATCGCTTTTTTCGTTGGGATTTTCCGAAGCTGAATCCCTCGGCGGTTTTACGCCGCTCCGAGTTACATGCCCCCGCGGGCTTTATAAACCCACCCAGGAGGTGTTGACATGGTAAAAAAGCTAAGTGCGAAGATGCGCTCTGCCGCGATTGCTCTGGGCAGCGGGCAGGAACCGGCTACTGTGGCCGCGCAGCTTGGCATCAAGCCCCAGCTCCTCACGGACTGGGGACGACGGGACGATTTTCAGGCGCTGGTTGCTGAGGCCTCGTCCATCTATATCCGCTCGGCGGTCCCTGCCGCTCAGAGCGTCTTGGTCAAGCAGCTTAATGACCCCAACGGGTGGCTTGCCCAGGCGGCGGCGCGGGAGGTGCTGCATCAGGCCCAGCTGGCCCAGGGCGCTGCGGCGGCAACTGTCGCAGTGCAGTTTGTAGGTATGCCGGAGCCTGGCATGCCTACACAGGACACTGACAAATAACTGGACAGGACACTGACAAATAACTGGAGGTGCTGAAAGATGAGTATCGGCATTGGAAATCTGCTCAATATGTTCCTGCACAACGGGGAGACCAACACGGTGAAGGCCGGTGTGCTCCACCGCAGCGATCCGCCCCAGGCGATCCTCGTGGAGGGCCAGGCCGACCTGGAGCACCTCGGCGAAGTGCCCGCGGGCTCCATCGCCTACACGGCGGGGTACGGCTCCATGTGGCAGCTTTCCGCGGCGGGGAGCTGGGAGGAGATCCAGGAGGAGGGCGGCTCCGGCGGGGGCAGCGGGCTGGTGATCCATCAGACTGTAGACTCCGAAACCGATATAAAAACAATGGACAAAACATGGCAGGAGATCCATGACGCCGTGGAAGCCGGCAGTTCCGCGGTGCTTATCGATAATGATCTGGGGTTTCTGATCACGTATCCTGTTGCCGCCGTGGGGACGGAAGAGGGAGAATCGCAGGTTGTGGTTGTGAACTATAAGAACTATGAAAAGTTGATTTACTCTGCACTATCGGCAAGTGGGTATCCCAGCTACGGCAGCCCTAAATAACCCCACATCAGGAGGCAGCATATGGGATATGTACGAGTGGGCAGCGCCCGCATAGATGAGCACGGCCAGGCCCATGGGGGCGACTAAATGCCATCGGTCACGATAGATTACCAGCCGACGCCGAAGCAGTACGCCTTCCACGCTTCCACGGCTGACGAGGTGCTCTACGGCGGGGCGGCTGGCGGCGGGAAGACGAAAGCCATCGTGATGGACGCGCTCTCCCGGTGCCTGCGGTACCCCAAGACGACGGCCTATGTCTTCCGGCGGACATATCGCGAGCTGGAGGATACGGTCATATCGGAGGCCAAGGCAAGTTATCCAACTGAGTTGGCCACTTATAACGTGTCTCGGCATGAGATGCGGCTGTACAACGGGTCGAACATCTACTTCCGGCACTGTGCCAGCATGGCGGACCGGTTCACCTATCAGGGCGCTGAGATCCAGTGGCTCTACTTCGATGAGCTGACCCACTTCGAGAAGGAGATCTACGACTACCTGAAAACCCGTCTGCGGGCCAAGAAGGAACTGGGCGTGCGGCCTCTGGTGCGCTGCTCCAGCAACCCGGGTGGCATCGGGCATGGGTGGGTCAAGCAGTACTTCGTGGACGCAGGGCCGTACATGCAGCTGGTCGTGCACCAGGTGGAGTCTTCCGCGCTGGGTGGCAAGCGGAAAAAGGTCGCCACCCAGTACATCCCGTCCCTGGCGACGGAGAACCCGTACATCACCGACGACTACATCTTCGAGCTGGAGCAGAAGCCCGAAGCCCTCCGACGGGCCCTTTTGGAAGGCAACTGGGATGCCTTCGAGGGGCAGGTGTTCGTCGAGTGGAAGGACGATCCGGCCCACTACCGCGACCGACTGTGGACGCACGTGATCGACCCCTTCCCCATCCCGACCTCCTGGCCGCGTTTCATGAGCTTCGACCACGGCTACAGCAAGCCGTTCTCCTGCGGCTGGTGGGCCATCGCCCCGGACGGCACCGCCTACCGGTACCGCGAGTGGTACGGCAACACCGGCCAGCCCAACGTGGGGCTCAAGATCAGCCCCCGGCAGATCGCCGCCGGCATCGTGCAGCGCGAGAAGGGCGAGGAGACGGACGAGAACATCCACATCACCCGGGTAGCCGACCCGGCCATATTCGATAAGAGCCGGGGCGACTCGGTAGCCGACCAGATGATGCCGGTGAACGGGCAGCCGGGCGTTTACTTTATCGAGGGCGACAACACCCGGATGGCCGGGAAGATGCAGGTGCATGAGCGCCTGCGCTTCGACGCCTTCGGACGGCCCAAGCTGCAGGTGTTCTCCACCTGTAAAGATTTCATCCGGACCGTGCCGACGCTGCCCTACAGCGAGACCAAACCGGAGGACGTGGATACGGACGCAGAGGACCACATCTACGACGAGATGAGGTACTTCTGCATGGCCCACCCGCTGCCTGCGGTTGAGCAGCCCAGGCGGGTGCCCAAGCCCTACGACCCCTTTGAGGAGGATTGACATGACGGACCGAGCGGACTACACGGAGGTCTTTGCGGATGAGCAGCAGCTGTCCGAGAAGGACAAGGAGCTGCTCTCCCTGATCTACCAGCGGGTGCACGACTGGGGCGACGCGCTCCAGCCCTACTACGAGCGGGTGAAGTGCGCCCGGAAGGTATTCCTGCTGGACGATCCGGAGCAGGACAGCCCGGACGAGAACGGCGGGAAGAAGCCACGGAACAAGACGATCCAGCTCCAGACGTTGAGATCCACCATCAACAACTGCGTGGCCGACCAGATGGACAACATGCCCGAGGCCCTGCTGGCCCCGGAGCGCCCCGGCCTGGAGGGTGTAGCCACCGACCTTACGGACGTGGTGCACTACATCATGGGCCGCAACCACTACGAGGACATCCACCGCCTGCGAGCAGAGGATTTCTTCGTCGCCGGCACCGCGGTCACCCAGGTGACCTGGGACGAAACGATGGACTACGGGCACGGCGACGTGGCTGTGATCCGCTGGCCGGTGGAGGCCATGATCTGGGACCCCTACGTCAACGACATCCAGGAAGGCCGGGCGGTGATGAAGTGCTCCTGGCACCCGCACAGCTGGTTCGAGGAGCATTATCCCGACAAGGCCCGGTTCGTGGGCAGCGATGAGGCCCAGCACCGGAACATCGGGAAGCCGGACGCCCAGGAGGAGCTCAGCTCCTACGAGAACGACCAGGCGATGCTGATCGAATACTGGTGGAGGACCTTCGATGCGAAGAGCCGCCGGTATAAGATCAACGTGGCCTACGTGGCCGGGTACTGCCTGCTGGACAAGGTCGAGAACGTGTACAAGCACGGGCGGTATCCCTTCCGCTTCGACGCCTACTCCAGCGTGGAGGGCTCTCCCGCCGGCGTGGGCCTGGTGGAAGAGCTGACCCCCATGATGCGCTATGTCAACCGGTACGCCCGGTACATCGACGAGAACCTGCGAATGAGCGCCAAGACCAGGATGCTGATCCGGAAGGACAGCGGCGTGGACGTGGAGGCGCTGGCCAACTGGGACAGCAACATCATCACGGGCGACAACATCGACCCGAACTACATCCAGTGGCTGCAGTCCAAGCCCCTGAACGGCGTGGTTGTCCAGCAGATGCTGCAGTACCAGACGGACATTAAACAGGACTCTGGTCAGAACCAATTTATGCGCGGCGAGACCGCCGGCGGCATAACGGCTGCCTCCGCGATTTCGGCTCTTCAGGAGGCGGGTGGGAAGCTGACCCGAAGCCACACCAACATCCTTAATCAGGGATTCCGCGAGATCGTGGAGCAGATGATTTGGCTTGTTGCCCAGTTCTACGATGAGGACAAGGAGCGGATGATCACCGGCGCGGACGGCAAGAGCCACCAGGTGCTGCTGAACGGCGAGCACCTGATGGGCCTGGACCAGATGAACCTGCCCTCCGAGGACGAGCTCATGGGCATGATCCCGCCTGGCTTCGATGGTGACCCGCAGGAGCTGATGACCAAGCTGCGCAGGACAGCCCAGCGGAAGCTGGCCAAGCGCAAGCGTGAGTTCTTCGCCCCGCCCTACACCGTGGACGTGCAGGTGCAGCGCCGCAACCCGCTGCGGGTGCAGGCCCAGAACGACCTGTTCATCCAGGCGTACACGATGGCTGCCCAGGCCGGGCAGCAGTTCCCGCTCAGCCTGCTCTTCGACCTTCTGGTCGTGGATGGCAAGGAGCGGATCCTGCCGGTGCTCCAGCAGGTGGACCAGCAGAGCGCGATGATGCAGCAGCTGGCCGCTGAGAACGAGCAGCTCAAGGCTCAGAACGAGCAGCTCTCCGGCACCGTGCAGCAGCAGGGCGCCGCGCTCAGGGACATGGGCCAGAGCGGCCCCGCCCCGGTGGAGGCCCCGGAGGGTGAGGCGCTTCAGGCCCTCACCGGCACACCCGATGAAAAGCCCTTCTAAGAGGGCTTTTTATAATTCAACCGCCCTGGCCGGAAACGGAGCTGGGCAGATTGGAGGCCATTATGGCAGAAGAAATCGTCAATCAGGAACTCGATACCCGTGAGAGCGTGGTTGCTGACGAGCCACAGGCTGACGGGCAGGAGGCGCTCTCCAGCGCCCTCACAGCTCTGACCGATCCCCCGACGGACGCGCCGGAGGACAGTGCGCAAGAGCCGACCGAGCCTGCCCAGGAGGGCGAGCAGGACGACCTGAGCCAGGTGCCCAAGTCGCTCCGGGGCCGGATCAAGGGCGCGGAAAGCAGGGGCTATGAGCGCGGGAAGCGTGAGGTGGAGGATCAGTACCGCAAGGACCTGGAGGAGCTGACCAACTTCCGCCTGGAGCGGGACGCCAAGGAGCTGGCGGAAAAAGAGAAAATCTCAGAGTCTCTCGCCCTCCGGCTGCTCCGCGCTGAGCGTGGGCTGGCACCGACCCAGGAGCCGAAGGCTGAGCCCGCCCTGCGGAAAGGCCCCGTCGCGCAGCCTTCCGCAGAAGAACGTGCGCAGACACTGTTCGAGCAGGCCAAGACCATCGAGGACGTGACCGGGCTGAACGTGCTGGAGATCTTCCAGACCGACGCCGACGTGCACCAGAAGATCGTCTCCGGCCAGTGGGACTTTAAGGACGTAGCCCGCGAGTACGGCGTGAGCGCCCAGACGCGCAAGCACGTGCCCGCTCCCGCCCGGGGCACCGGGCAGAACAGCATCGAAAGGAGGAGCATCGCCAGCATGACGGACGAGGAATTCGCCCGCTTCGACAAGCTGCTGGACGATCACACCTTTGATGCCCGAAGATAAAAGGAGTGATTATCTATGGCGGTTTTTGACAACCTCAACGCCACCTATTCCGCCGGCGTAGCGCCGTCGGTCATCCAGTACTACGAGCGGAAGCTGCTGGACCACTTCCGCCACAACCATGTCTACGGCATGGATCTCCAGAAGCGCCCCCTGCCCGCCCACAACGGCAAGCAGGTGCAGTTCCGCAAGTGGGTGCCCTTTGAGGCGGACGACACGCCCCTCAAGGAAGGCGTGACCCCGGACGGCCAGACCCTCCGCATGACTGAGCTGTACGCAACCATCAAGCCGTATGGCCGTCATGTCGAGCTGTCCGACGAGGTAGACTGGGCCCTGATGGACAACGTCCACAAGGGCGCTGCGGACCTGCTGGCTGAGCAGGCCCTGGACACCATCGAGCTGGTCACCCAGAAGGCCCTGGCGGGCGGCAGCAACGTGCAGTACGCCCCCGCGGGCAGCAACCCTGCCACCAGCCGCGGCGCGATTGGCGCCAGCAACATCCTGACCTACGCCGAGATCAAGAAGGCTGTCCGCACCCTGAAGAAGAACGGTGCGAAGCCCTTCGCGGATGGCTTCTATCACGCCATCGTGGGCGCTGACACGGTCTACGACCTGACCAGCGATCCCATGTGGGTGGACGTGGCCAAGTACCAGGACAAGAGCGCGGTGCAGAAGTACGAGCTGGGCACCATCTACAAGGTGAAGTTCTTCGAGAGCTCCATGCCCATCAAGTTTACCGCCCAGACCTACCTGTATGGCACCACCGCCTCCCTTGCCCTGACCGGCTGGAATGCCACCACTAGGATCGCCACTGTGGCCAAGACCAGCCTGGGTGCGACCGACGACGCGGTGGCCTACGCCATCCGTTGCCTGTCCGGCAAGATGGTCAACTTCTACGACACCAGCGCCTCCGCTGTGGCGGCCACCTGCTACATCGACCGCATCGTGATCAACGGCTCCACCGCCGAGTTCCACATGCGCTTCTGCAATGGCAGCCTGACCTACGCCAGCGGCGACACCATCGTGCCCACCGGCGGCGGCGCTTCCGGCGCGACCGTCTACGGCACCATCGTGTATGGCCAGGACTTCGCCGGTGAGGTGAGCCTGGAAGGCACCGGCAGCAACGTCAGCATCATCGCCAAGCCCGCCGGTTCCTCCGGCGCCCTGGATCCCCTGAACCAGAGGTCTACCGTGGCCTGGAAGGTCAAGGGCTTCACCGCCACCATCCTCCAGGATGCCTACATCGTGCGCATCGAGCACGGCGTCAGCGCCTGACGCACAACGACCAAAGCCCCCTGAGTACGTCTCAGGGGGCTTTTCATGAAAGGACGGATCGATTATGGCTAATACTCCCGAAGCGGAACGCATTGACATCTACCTGCCCCTGCTGCCCGACAGCGACGGCGTGGGCAAGATCGACCAGACCGTGACCGTCACGATCAACGGCGAGAACACGATCATCCGACGCGGGGAGCACGTGCGCGTGCCCTTCCCGGTCTTTGAGGCCCTGTACAACACGGGCAAGTATCCGAATCTGTAAGAAAGGAGGGATGAGGGATGACGCTTTCCAGCTTGAAAGACACTGTCATGTTTCAGACAAACAATGACACGGACGACGTAGACGAGTACCTGCCCTACCTGGTCGGCTACCTGAACGAAGGTTATGACCTGCTTGTGCTGGCACTCACCGACGAGCATCTGGACACAGAAGCCTACCTTTCTGCCAGCACCGATACGCCGTCCCTCATCCCCGCTTGGGCGCATCAGGCGATAGCCGATTACGGCACCTGGATGGTGTACCGTAACGGCAACCCCTCGAAGCAGCAGCGTGGGATGCAGTTCCTGCGGGCCTTCAACGAGGTGCGTGCCCGGCTCAGCGCCCTGCACCTGAAGGGCAAGCAGTTTTACAACTTGGATTGAGGTGATCACAGATGTCTGCCATTTCGCCGCTGACCTATACGTCCACTGACAACTACGCCCGGATCAACACCTTCTCGGGCCTGATGCAGCAGGGCGACGGGGAGAACCTCAATCTGTCTTACGCCGTCGAGGGGAAGAACTTCGACACCACGGACGGGGCGCTCCGGCCTTTCACCGCCGGAACCGCCCTGACCGGGGAGCTGCCCGCACCCATCGGCACACTGGCCGCGCTGTACCGCCGCTACGGCGAGTACACCGACCCCACGCTGCTGGTGGCTGCTGCGGGCGGGAAGCTGTACGCCCGGACGCTTACAGCCACCACGTGGACGCAGATCTACTCCGGGCTGCAGTCTGATTCTTTCGACTTTGTCACCTACGAGATCAACATGGAGAACGGGCAGCAGCTGCCGGACCCGGTGGACGTGCTGCTGATGACCAACGCCAAGGACGGCATGCTGTGCGTCCGGGGCGACAATCTCGCGGTTTCTACCGTCACGACCCCCAAAAAGTTCGGCATTTTGGCCCGACACGCGGAACGCATCTGGGGCAGCGGGATCGAGGACAACCCGGACCAGCTGGTGTATTCCGCGCCCTACGACCCCTTCAACTGGGAGGCGAACGTGGAGATCCCCGAGGACGGCGCGGGCGACATCCTGCAGCCCTCCTGGGACGGCGACAGCTTTGTGGCCCTTCGCCCCTTCGGCAGCCAGCTGATCGCCCTCAAAAAGCACCGGGTGTGGCGCATTTTGGGTACCGACCCGGGCAACTACATCATGAAGGAGCAGTACGGCGGCGGTACCATCGTGGAGAATACCGTCGTGGTGAACGGCTCCTACATGCTCATGCTGGGCGATCATGGGCTGATGCTTTACGACGGAACCGACGTCTCCGCCTTCCAGCACGAGGCCGTGCAGGGAGTCATGCGGAGGCTTAACAGCGCGGCGGTGGCCCGGGCAACGGCCATCGTCCATGACAATAAATACTATCTGGCGCTGCCGCTGGACAGCAGCATGATCAACAACGCGGTGCTGATCTACAACCTCACGGAGCGCACGTTCAACCTGATCGAGGGTGTCTACGTGCGGACCTTCCTTGAGGTGGAGACGGAGCTCTACTACACATCCGACGCGGAGCCCAGCCGCATATGGAGCATGAGCGGGGGAAGCACGTTGCCGGTGACCTGGGTGAGCGCCTGGCAGGACATGGGCATCAAGAATGTGACCAAGAGCGCCTTCGAGATCCTGATGGCCAGCGACGTGGCCACGGAGATCACCATCGGCATCCGCACGGAGAAGAAGCTGAAGCAGAAGATCCTGTACCTGCCCGCGGGCCGCATCCGCCGGGTACGGGTGGCAAACCACGGACGGCGGTGGCGGCTGGAGATGTCCACTGCTGCCGGTGTGGACCCGTACACTCTGATCGGCGGCGTGCAGATCATGATGGAGCTGGACTACGATTAAGAGGTGATGAGCATGCCCGTGGTGACCAACCACCAGTACGAGGCACCGATCCTGCCCACAAGCTGGACGGGGGACGAGAAGAAATTCTACACGCGCCTGATCGACGTGCTGGATGAGATCTACTCCAAGTACGGGCGGCTGTCCCTCAAGGACCTATCCCCTGCCGTGCGCAAGCAGCTCTCCGAGCTGGTGGATAACACCACGTTCACGACTGCCATCGAGCAGACGGAGCGCGAGATCCGGCTCAAGGCGGACGCCTCGACCGTGGACGCGCTGGGGCAGACGGTATCAAGCCACAGCACGCAGATCCAGCAGACGGCGGAGGCCATCACGCTGAAGGCGGACCAGAGTGATGTGGACAGCCTGTCCGGCGTGGTGAGTCAACACACCACCCAAATCCAGCAGAACGCGACGGCCATCTCGGCGAAGGCCAGCCAGAGCAGCGTGGACGCGCTGGGGAACCGGGTGACCAGCGCAGAGACCAGCCTGACCCTCAAGGCGGACCAGGCCACGCTGACCAGCACGGCCAACAACCTGCAGAGCCAGATCGACGCGGTGCCGGGGAAGATCACCCTGGCAGTCAACAACGTGCAAGTGGGCGGGACGAACCTATTGTTGAAGACATCTACCGCCCTGTATTCGACATTATCTGGTGGCACAAATCGGATAATCGGCAGTTATGCGTTCAGCAATCAGTATCTTAGCTCAACCAAAGCTGGCAAACAGGTGACTTGTTCATTTGACTGGAGTACGACGGCAACAAGTGGTACATTCTTACTCCAGCTTAATGCCAGCACGTGGAACCGATTCAGTGATGAGCTGACTATTAGCGCGTCCAACCAGTCTGGACATTCGGTCATTACGTTGAACCTGAATGCCGGGTTTGACACTTCTACAGCGACCGGGATCATGTGCCGGTGCGATAACATTACGGGAACGATCACTATAAAGAATGTCAAACTTGAATGGGGGAATAAGGCAACCTCTTGGTCACCCGCACCTGAAGACACAGACGCGGCAATTGATGCGGTGAACACCCAATTGTCGCTTGTGCCCGGGAAAATAACGGCGGCGGTCAGCAACGTCAGCGTGGGTGGGACGAACCTGATTCGGTACAGCAAGGAGGTTAAGATTGGTTCCGACCTGTGGAGCTTGTCGACTAATGTATCTACCTATGCGGATGCAGACCTTGGGTTTAACGTCATCTGGATCAACCAATCGGGCGCGACATCCAACGTATGGAGGCAAGCCGGATCTCCTGTTATTAATTTAGGCGCAGACTGGGTTGGCAAGCAGGTTACCATATCCGGCTGGGTGTACTCGCCAAATTACACAGCGATTGACAGCTCAACTTTTGTCGGTCTGTACCTCTCCAAGGGCGCTAAAAGCCGCCTAAATTGGGTAGAAAAGGTGCTCACATATGGCAGTAGTAATCAGTGGGGGCCAGAGATTGTGTCGGATGTTGCTGCGCCCGTCAACGGGAAAATACACAGGTTCAGCATCACGATTACGCTTGATGCATCCATTTTCTCCGGCACGGGCGTTTTTGCGGATAACACGGTGATGTGGGCGGTGTTTGAGGCGGCAAGGAACGCAGACCTGCGCTTCTATGGCCTTAAAGCCGAGTGGGGCAATAAAGCGACTGCGTGGTCACCTGCCCCCGAAGATCCGTCCAGCGGCGTGGTGAATAACAGCATCACAATTGACACGGAGGGCATCAAAATGTCCTCCAGCGATGTGTTCCAGCTGGTGGCGGCCAACGCCTCCAAGAACAGCATCATAGACATCCACGGCCTGTTCACCGCCGACAACACGGGCGGCCTGACCGCGGCCCGGGGATCTTTCGCGGACAGCCTCACAGTAGGCGGGCAGCGGGTGCTGACCCTTTCCGACATCGGGATCCCCATCAAAGTGGCGACCAGCCAGCCCAGCGGACACGGGTTTATCTGGCTCCAGCCCTCCAGCGTGACGAGTGTTCGGTACACAGGCTACACAGCCGACAGCCGAAACAGCACGGTGATGTTCAGCACATCCCAGCGGACGATCACCCGGAGCTTTGCGGCAGAGGCCAGCAACACGCTGGCGAACGGGACCTTTACGTACACCCTGACTTTCGAGGTGATGAGCCTCTCCGACGCGCAGCTTACGGGCGTGACCTTCAGCGCTACCGCGACCAAGGGCAGCACGGTGAGCTTTTCCGCCAGCAGCGCGATCACGCTCACCAAATACCAGACGGCGACCATCACCCTGACGGCGACAAGTAGCACCAACCTGGCCAGCAACGCCAACGCGATCAGCGTGGCGATCACGGCGACCGCCAGCTCCTATGGCGGATTGTACCTCAACAGTAAGCAGTGGATGACCCTGACCATCGCCAAGAGCGGCGGCAGCGGTACTCAGGGCTGCAACGTGTATTACATCCCGTGAGGTGATTGTATGCTTTTTCCTGTAGTTCTTGCGGTTCTGCTGCTGTATTTATATCTGACGATGTGAGGGGGTGGTTGCTTTGCCGGTAACGGATATCAAGTTTGACCAGCTGGTGCTGCTGGTGGCGGTGGTGCTGGCCCTGTTGGGGGCCTACAAGGTGGTTATGGACGCGGTGAAGACGCACCGGGAGGAAAAGCGCCTGAAAAGCGCCCCGGTGGCCCAGCTGGCGGCCCGATTGGACGCTCATGACCGGATGCTGGCCAACGACAAGGCCAGGCTGGACCGGATAGACAAGCAGATCGAGGACTTATCCTGCCTGTCCACGATCACACTGCGGGGCGTGAGGGCGATCCTCTCGCACGAGGTGAGTGGGAACTCCACGGACAAAATGAAAGCAAGCATGAGCGAGATTGACGATTACTTGATAAGGAGGAGATAGTCATGATCGATTGGAAGCGCAAGCTGAGCAGCAGGAAGTTCTGGGTGGCTGTGGCCGGTTTCGTATCCGGCCTGCTGATCGCCCTGGGACAGAACCAGGAGACCGCCACGCAGGTCTCCGGCCTGATCATGAGCGGCGCGGCGGTGGTCGCCTACATCCTTGGCGAGGGCCTGGCCGACTCTGTACGCGACCCTGTGATCTACCTGGAGGAGGACGAAGATGGCGAAGAAGACAAATAAGGGCCTGGTGGCCTATGTGAAGATCGCCCTGGCCCAGGGCTGGGTGTATTGGTACGGCACGACCGGCCTGTTGTGCACCGAGGACCTGCTGAAGCGGAAGGCAAAGCAGTACCCGGCCCACTATACCGAGGCCCGGATGCCCAAGTACCGCAAGCACATCGCCGAGGGCCGGTACTGCGCGGACTGCATCAACCTGATCAAGGGTTACATGTGGCTGGACGAAGCCACCGGCAGACAGGCTTATGCCAGCAACGGCTGCCCGGACACCAACGCCAATGGGATGTTCGCCAAGGCGAAAACCAAGGGCCCCATCGCCACTATCCCGGAGATCCCCGGGGTGATCGTGCGCAAGGAGGGCCACGCTGGCGTCTACATCGGAAACGGCGAGGTCATCGAGGCGATGGGCTTCGCTTACGGTGTGGTCAAGACCAAGCTGAGCCGGGGCGCCTGGACCCACTGGTACTACATGCCGGGGCTCGACTACGAGGTGGATGAGACCACCACCACGATCACCGATGACACTGACGCCAGCGGCTGCCCCTATCCGGAGCCGGAGAAGAACGTCTCCTACGGCGCGAAGGGTCCCGGGGTGCGGTGGCTGCAGTGGGTGCTGCACCAGCTGGGCTACGACCTCGGGAAGTATGGCATCGACGGCGACTACGGCGGCTACACTCGGAAGGCTGTGATCCAGTTCCAGTCGATCCACGGCCTGACCAAGGATGCTATCGTCGGCCCCATGACCAAGGCCGCGCTGAAGCAGGCGCTGGCTGATCTCGAAAACAAGGAGTGATGACGCATGCCCGCCATGACGCTTGACGAGCTGACTGCCGCCCTCAAGACAGATGCCTATACCCCTCGGAGCGACGAGGATATGCAGGCCGAGGCGGAGCGGCGCTATGCCAGCACCAAAAATATGAACCGGCTGAATGCGCAGCAAGCCTTTGACGCGACCGACCTGGCCCTGACCAGCCAGCTTGGTCGGCTCAACAGCAGCTACGATCAGCAGTATCTGAAGGCCCAGCAGCAGCTCCGTCAGAGCGCCAGCCAGCTGGACCGGTACAGCCTCCAGCGGGGCATGCAGCGCTCCAGCTACAATGCCCAGGCCCAGGCCAACCTCTCCGCAGAGTATGGCCGGACGCTGAATGAGATCGAACAGAACCGGACGGACGCGGTGGGCAACATCGAGGCCCAGAGGGCCCAGGCGGCGAAGCAGCTGGCGGATCAGCTGGCCCAGTATGACGCGGACTACGCCGCCGACGTGCAGGCCTACCTAGACGAACTCCGCGACCGTGACTTCGAGCGTGCCCAGGCCGCCCAGCAGTACGGCAACCAGATCCAGATGCAGCTGTATGAGTACGGGCTGAAGGATCCCCGGGAGGCCGGCAGCGGCTCCGGTGGCGGGGGCGGCGGGGGGGGCGGTTGGGGCGGGGGGAGAAGGGCAAAGAAAAGGGGGGGCCCCCCCAACCCCCCCCGTG